GTGCATTCTTATGAAATACTTAACAATATTAACATTGACAACCTTGTTGTCCACTGCCTACTGCAGCTACAAGCTGCTAGCAGTTCACTCAAAGGGATCTTCTGAGATCTGTTTGAGCAATCTAGCCTCATTGTCAGCACTCAAAAGGTACTGGGTTGATCTTGATCAAGAGATATCTGCTGGTGACAAACACTGTAGTTTGGGATCAAGCGGAATGTCTTTCTCAACCAACAAGACCATAATGTCTCTGATTGCAGAAGTTCAAAATTCACCTTCAGAGCTTGCCCTTTACTGCACTACAATTGATAGTGCTGATTCTATCGGGCTTTCCTTTGATGGACTATCAGACAATTTCAATAAAGCTAAGATTCTGAACTGCAAAGACCCGAGTAAATCTCTTGGAGACATAGAAGGATCTGGGAATAAGAACCTCAACATGATATCTGATCAGATAAGAGGTTACAGGGAGAGAATAGCTGAGATGGAAGAAAGGCTAATCTCAGAAACAAAACTTCTAGAAGCAGAGAGAGAAATAAGGAACATGGAATTAAATGACCACAGTGACAGATACTATTCTAACGATGTTAAACTTAGAGCCCATGAGGAGATCATAAATAAAAGAGATATGACAATATCCAAACAGAGTGGCATAATAATGTCTCTCCAGAAGAATCTGACAGAAACTATGAGATTACTTAATAACATTGCAACTCACAAACCTAAACTGACAACTGTGCTCCCAGTAATAACTGCTATCTCATTGCTTTCTTCTTCCATGGCTGAACTTCCTATTCCAACCCACGCAAAAAACCGTCTGGGATCTGGGTCTTTTAAGATCTCTGAAGATGATGAGGAAGGTTGTAGACCTCTCTCCTATGGAGTGAATTGCCCAGCCTTTGATCTGATGTTGAGATCCGACCATTATCCTTTCTTTCGAGCGCACTACAGCCATAGATCCATCTTAGAAGCAATGAATGACAAATTAATCACTAAAGACAAAAATGCAGTTTGTACACTAAATGACTCAAAGAATGCTGACTGTTACGATGATAAGTCTTTCATCAAGACTATGTGTCCAAATGGTTTCAATTCTGCACACTACTTAGATAATAAGGGGAAATTTAGAGCTATAAAGTGTGAAAACTCTCATGAGCTCACAGAAGATTGTACCCACTGTCGTAAAATGAAAAGCAATGTTGCAAAGCCTATCCATAAGTCATCCTTGTCACTCCAGGATGCCGTATGCCAGCCTAATAGTGATCAGTATAATGGACCTTCAATTCTGCTTAAAGGGGTGTGCTCAGTTGGCAATAAGAAAATAAAGAGGTGCGAATCAGGAGTCTCAAAGACAGAGTCAATGGCCTTTGTTGTTTTCTCAGGTAAAGGAAAGTTGTATCTTGACAATTTAATGTTACGTAATCTAGAAGTTATATCGAAAGAATCCTTTATTTGTTATGATCGAGAGGGTCAACAAGATGGCCAGAGCAAGAATGAGGTTGAAACCAGGAAGCTGAAGAGATTTGATGTATCAGAGTGTAAGAATGTTGATGAGACAAAATCCAAGCACTGTGCAGGTGATGAAGTTTTCTGTACCAAATTCTCGTGTACTGGATCTTACCCTGTTGCCCAATGTATTGTAGCACAAGGATCTGGTCCCATTGAGGTTAATATAAATGGGGTATGGCTCAAGCCCTTATGTGTTGGCTTCGAGAAGGTCGTGGTGAGGAGAGAGATAAGGAGGCCAATCATAACTAGACAGTCTGAATGTGTAAACTGCATTTATGAATGCAGAAATAAGGACATAATTCTCAGAAGTACTGGATTTAGGATGATTTCGGCGGTAGCATGCTCTCATGGATCCTGCATATCCATCACTCAGAGCCCATCAACCGATATTCATATACCCTATCCTGGTATGAGTGCTTCATCAGGAGATCCAATTGGAGTGCATATGTCTCACGATGATAGCTCTGTTAGTAGCAGAATTACTCTAAAGTGTCCTCCTGTTGACCAGTGTGTAGCACATTCTTGCAACTTTTGTTTTGAAGCACTATTGAATTATCAATGTCACTCCATCATATCTGGGTTTTCTGTCTTCTTTATCCTTGCTTTGATGTTATTTATTCTCTGTCTAATACTTGTGTGGTTTCTGAAGCTGTTTAGAGTCAGTCCAAAGATCCTAAGAAAGCCATTTTCATGGTCTCATGCTCTCCTAAAGTGGGTAGTTATGAAAGGAGTCTTATGTGTCTCAACTAGACTACAAAACTTAAATGATGAAATAGGATGGAATGGTGAAGTTGTTGTGCAGAGGCCACAAATAGCTCCCAGAAGACTAACTAGATTTACTTACACAATTGGTATACTGTTCCTTATCCTCTCTGTTGCTAGTGGATGTTCTGAGTTTGCAGTTGCAAGCTCAAAGATGACAAAGTGTGTTAGTAAAGAAAGCAAGATCAACTGTAGGGTGTCTGGGTCAGTACTTCTAAAGGCGGGGGTTATTGGATCTGAGACGTGCTTATTAATTAAGGGGCATACTGATAGCCAAAAAACACTAATTTCTGTGAAAACAGTATCTAGTGAAATAGTTTGTAGGGAGGGCCAGAGCTTTTGGACTGGTCAGTTCACACCTAAATGTGTTAGTTCAAGAAGATGTCATGGAGTTGGCGAATGCTATGATGATCTGTGTCAGTCATGGAATGACAATAAGACATCTATAGAGTTCTCAGGTGTCTCGAAGAATGAGAAAATGAGTGAAAACAAATGCTTAGAACAATGTGGTGGGATCGGTTGTGGATGTTTTAACATCAATCCTTCATGCTTATTTGTTCATTGTGAGCTGCAGTCCACAAGAAAAGAGGCAATTCGTGTCTTCAGCTGCGTAGACTGGGTCCATAAGTTGACCCTCCTTGTCACTGATTCCCAAGGAAGCTCTGAAAAGGTTTCCTTAAGTTCTATGGGAACAAAATTCTTCAAATGGGGATCATTGACACTGTCTTTAGATGCAGAAGTTATTTCAGGATCAAACAGCTTGCTATTTATGCAGAATGGAGAAGGGGGGTTTTCTATTGCTGATGAGCAGTTTTCTGACATTCCAAGGGAAGGATATATTGGAGAGGTACGGTGCTCATCAGAAGCAGCTGTCATCTCAGCACACTCATCTTGTAAAAGGGCCCCAAACTTAATCAAGTATAAGCCAATTATGGATATGGCTGAGTGCACTACAAACTTGGTTGATCCATTCACAATGTTCATCAAAGGTTCTTTGCCACAGACAAGGAATGGTAAGACATTCACCTCAACGACAGATCAGAAGTCTGTTCAGGCACTAGCAAATGCCCAAATCAGTGCTCAGATTTCATTAAATCTTGATGATTATGATGTTGAATTTAAGGAAGACTCTGTGTCATGTGAGTCAACCTTCCTAAATATCTCAGGATGTTACTCATGTGATCTAGGAGCTAGAGTGTGTGTTAGAGTAGTCACTTCAGATCAAGGTGTTTTTACTTGTCATAATGAGGATAATAGTCTAATACTAGCTTTCCATGTCTCCTCATCTGCAAAAGAATACTGCCAAATTGTGCATTACAATTCACCCCATGTTGAAGAATCAATGATGTACTCCTGTGGTGGTGAAGAGAGGCCTATGGTTATAAAAGGATCTCTAATTGCCATGATGCCATACGATTTCAGGAATAGCACTGGTGGTCAGTCAACTGTAGTGAATCCTAGAAGTGGGGGATGGTCATTCAAGGGATGGGCAAGTGGGTTCATGAACTGGATTGGAGGGCCAATTAAGACTATTTTGCTTATTTTGCTTTATATCTGCCTGTCAATAGTGGGGATACTTTTACTCATTTGGTTGATCAAGAAGTTTACCATTATTGGCATATCCTCCATCTTAAACAGGAAGAGAAAATAAGGCAGAGCTTAAGGGAGAAAGGCCAAATTATAAATTATAAAAATATACTATATTATCGCTCAAATAGAAATAAGTACTAAATTCCAAAAAAAGATCATAATCATATCATTAAATCATCACTCACATCATAAGGCAGCAACTACTTGGCAACTCGTGAGCCACTTAATAAATATAGAAGCACTTGGCATCTCAAAACAGTGAGAGTGAAATAAAGCATCTAGATAGACTGTTATTGTGTATAATATTTTATTTAGATAGCAC